CAGGTAATTTTACCACTTTAATTTCTATATTTTTTTCAACATCATCTGATGTTGTATCTGTAGAAGGATTATCAACGTCTTGTTGAGCGTGTTCCTCGGACTCGTAATCCGTTCCTGTTTTTTTATTTTTTACTTCCATGTGTACTTCTGGTTGAATGATAGGAAGTTCTTGGCCATCAATAATTTGTTTACCAATTTCTTTTGATTCTTGTACTTTTTTAAATGTCATTATGTTATCTCCATTACACTTACTAAAATTTTTATACCTGCTCCCGTTAAAGTTATGGTATCTGCTTTTTCTAAAACAATTGGTTGATCCAGCAATTGTAGTTGAGCACCGTCAGCCATGCTATCCTTGTACAATTCAGTAGTTACTGTAGCACTAGAATCTACCGCAGCTACGGTTGTTGTTACTGCACCACCTGATTCATTAGATATATAAATACTTTTAACTAATGTTGTTGTTGGTAGAATAGGAGGAATAGCTCCTTCATTAGCTGTTGGTACGGTGTATACAGTGCCCGAACCTGACTTAGAAAAACTTAAAAATGCATCAGCCAAGGAACCAACTCCTTGCTGTTGACTCGTCTTTTAAATCTTGTTGAAAACCAAAATTTAATTGTTGCGTTATTTGTTCCAGCAATCGTATTAACACATCAAATTGTGATGCTTGATATTCTGGTGTTGCTTGAGGAAATCTTGTTGTACTTATTTTAGCCATTATCTACCTCCATCTGGTTGAACATCTAATCGTAATGTACCATAACGCCAGTTATCACCTGTAGCATCACTTTCGATCTTTATATTTGCTTGTCTTCCTCTACCTCTTAAATCAAATTTATCTGTTGTCGAGACAATTGTTCTCGTTACTGTTGTAGGTGTTGTAGAACTAGGATATGTCTTAAATTTTAACGTAAGATCTACAGATCCAGTTAGTCCTTTAAAGTTAGGTATCCCTCTTCCTATATGTAAAAATGGTTGACCGTCTGCAATATCAAAATCACCTGACTCAATAAACGCATTAATAGCAGCACTTACATCATTAGTTCCTGTTTCTTGTTGATAGATATTAGAAGCTCCTGCTGTTACACCTAAAACTACAGGTGTTGTACCAACGTTTGTTGTAGAATAATAACCAGCATATGGTTTTTCATACACACCATAATCAGTCCATGCTGTTCTTGCTAAACTTCCAACAGACCAGCAATCTTCTAAATAATTATAGGTAACAAAACGATCTATTTGTTGTGCATTTCCACTACAATAAAACCACGTTACTTCATTAAACTCTGAGTTAACGGCTGCATATGTTTCTGGTTGCTGTGTAATATTAAAATCTTCAAAAACATAATCTTGTACACTACAAGGCATTTTAGAAATAGCACCATCAAATTTATAGAAAGAATTTTGTGACATCCAAAAAGCCGTACCGTTGACATCAACAGCAGAGTGTTGTGATACCGCTCCACAGTTAGCCCCTATTTGTGATAAGCTAAATGTAAAAGGTGCACCAACAAATTGTAGTGCATGTAAACTTGTATCTGTCCAAACCAATACGGCATTACGAGAACGAATAGCATCCATAATTTTTGATCCGTCTTGTATTCTAAAAGAACCTGCGGTGTTTGTTGCTGTTGGTGTCCATGTATTGTAATCTTCTTGTGAAGAAAAACGTAAAAATAAATCATCAGCCGTAGAGGTAGATCCTATAACTGTCTCTGTTCCAAATAAAAAGACATGTCTATCAGGCATAGATATTAAATTAAATCTAGATTTACTTGGTGCATTACTAACAACTGCAGCTCTGTTACTTGTTAGACCTGATGATGTATTCCATACATACGTTGCCCCATTAGAAACAGTAGCTAATAAATCTTCACCAAAGTTATCAAGAGCCCAGTTACGTCCATTAATCGTAACAGTAGATGTTGATCTTGGTGTATTCCATGTGCTTGTATTCCATGTTCCTGTACCCCATCCATAACCATAAGCAGACTCTGATAAGCCTACATTAATTTGATACGTAGCTGTTACTGTTCCGCCTCCATTACCTGTTGCGTCAGCCGTGCTCCCTGTGTACGTAATCGTGTATGTATTAGGATCAATATATGTTGTTATCTCAAATTCTTTGTTCATGTCTAAACTAGCCGTCGTCGATGCTCCACTAAATGTTACAAAATCTCCAGCTTGTGCACCGTGTGCATTATCTGTTACTGTAATTACTGCACTACTAGATACTGTTGCAAAAGGATTACTTAGTCCTGCTTGCGTTGCTCTGATAGGTGTAATGTCATAAGCTGCGCCTTCTGAGTAAATATATAATTTTCTATCTGTGCCGAGGGCCGTGTACCGTATGCCGTCTAAATCTGTCCATGCATGCATGTCACGAATAACACCAATTAATTTGTCACTAATAAGTTCTACCCATCCACCAATCTTCTCTGGTAAGCCATAACGAAAGCGTACCATATCAGAATCTGTCCAACGTCCTGCCGCTCCGTATTCCGTATCTTGTTTATCAATGCCAGGGGCAAATGCTATCTTCGTTAAAGGCATTATGCAATCCTCATAAATCTATATATTATTTCACCAACTCCACCTGCGCCTCCAGGCGCTGCTTGTTCTGTTCCACCGCCGCCGCCACCAGACCCTCTTGTTCCTGGATCACCTACTTGACCAGGTTCATAAGGGCCTCCATTACCTGCAGCACCACCTGTACCACCAGCTACATTACCACTATAGGAAGCAGCACCATTAGCTCCTGGTCCATTTGCATTGTCTCCACTATAATTTATACCATTTGCTCCTGCAGCACCACTTCCTGCTTGGTTAAAGGATCCAGCAGGACCACTACTAAAACTTGTTATATTTATACCATCTACTGTTGTTCCCGATGTTAATCGTGTTCCTATTTGACTTACTGTTCCTGCCGTTCCTCCTGTTAAAGTTGTAATGGGTCCTTGCACACCACCACCTGATACTTGTCCAGATCCACCACCTATTAAAGTAAATAAATCTCCTGTGGTTACTCCTGACAAAGTAGTATTACCTCCTGCTGCTGGTCCGCCGCCAGTATATGAATTAGATCCTGCGGGTCCTAAAGCACCCACAGCAAATGTTAATTGTTCACCACCTGTTACCGAAAAAACAACATCAGAAATATAAGCTCCAGATCCACCGCCTGGTCCTCCTTGTTCAAGCCCCATTTTATCATAGTCTTGACCTCTGTTACCTCCGCCTCCTCCACCTACAGCAGCTTGTATTTGAATAGCATTTGCATTAGTAGGGACATTAACGTTTGTGGTTCCAGCTCCTGCTGTTGTAAAACCTGCAGGGGTATTAAATAAAGTATAAAACTCTTCCCACGTTCCACTTTGTTTTATGTAACCGTTTAAGACAGTTTTATTGGTATAAGAGGTACCATCTCTTACATAAAGTTGTGATGTTTCACGCCATGTACCACCTGATTTAACGTAAACTGGCATAGCTCATTACGAATACTTATACCAAACGTCTCCATCAGATCCGCCTGAAGGAGAAGAGGTACTTACTGTTCGTGCTCCGTTAGCGTTGGTTCCTGCACTAGCAGAAAAAAATCCTTGTACATCAACACCAATTTCTACACCTAAGTTATCTCTTGATGTTGTTGTAGAAGCGACATCGCTTAAGTTACTAGCTTCTTGCATTACGCCAGTAATAGCTGTTCCTGAAAATTTATATTTAATTGATTCATATGTAGGCATATTATTTCTCCGTTAATTTCCAACCATAAGTTGCACCTGAGTACACTAATGAAAAAGCTGCACCTTCGGTAGCTACTGTTAGGTCTGATGTTTGACCATCTATCTTTAAACTGTTTCTTCCAACGGTTAAATTATTTGTATCAAACGAATTAGCAACGTCAACAAATCTTACCTCGTCTCCTGTTGCAGGAGCAGCGGGTAATGTTATGGTGACAACGCCACTTGATGTATCAACAAATAATTTATCACCTGGAAAAGCTGTATAGGTTCCCGTCTTTGTTAGCCAATCAGTTCCTGATGTTTGTAAATTAAACCAGTTTGTGCCATCGGTTGCTAAAAATACACTCGTGCTTGGTTGTATAACATAAGTATTACCAGATGCACCAAGGCGCATCGTAATAGTATATGTTGCACTATTGTTTCGTAAAAAATATGTTTTTTGTCCAGCAGCTACTTGAATAATAAAATTAGATCCGTGTCCTGTAAAGACAATAGCTGATTGTCTGTTTTCATTATCTGCTTGTGCTGAACTAATAGTATTAGCAACAGTAAGAGTATAAGGGCTAGAAGC